CCCTTCAAAGCGAAGGCATGTTGGACGGGGGTTCGATTCCCCCCGCCTCCACCATAAGGAAACTAGTGAGTATATACGCCGTATTAAAAACGGAATGTTTTAGTTTCTTTATGATGGGGGCGACCAGGTTTAGACAGCGTGAGATAGTGGAGACGGCAACACGGTAGGCGATGACCGTAAATCAAGCAAAAAACGTAAATGCAAACGATAGCGCATACTTTGAGGATCTACGCCTAGCGGCTTAACCTCAACGGGGATTTGCAGATTGTTCCTTGTCAACAAAACAACCTGCACGATTTTTTAAAAAAGGAGCAGTTATGAAAAAGTTAGTCCTAGTAGCAGCATTGTTGACAGCATTCGGTGCTTCAGCAGCCGACCTCACAATCACAAATGGTCGTGACAAGGTTCTTGGAAAAGATATGATGAAGTATACAATCGGTGAAACCGTTGCTGGTCTTCGTGTTGAAGTTTCTGAGCAAAATGTTCGTGGTAGCTACCATGCATTTGGTGCCGCAGTTGGTAAACGTTTTGATATTGGTACAAGCGGCGTTGCAGTTACACCAATGGTTGGTGCTATGCATACAAATCCAGTCACAGGTGGTGCAGGTTGGAATTCAACAGCAGGCGCACAAGTCTCATATGACTTGAACAAGAATGCAGCACTTGTTGGTGATTTCACACACCGTTTTAGAATGCATAATGGCAACACATGGGTTGGTAATCAAGCAACAGCAGGACTCAAAGTTAGTTTCTAAAAAGAACTTTATATTATGAAAGTTGTGATTGGTCTTTATCAGATCGCCGACCTCCTAAAAAAGGTCGGCGTTTCTGACTTGTGGGATTAAAAACCACTAAATAAGTAGTCGGCACACACACATTACGCCGACTTTAACACACACACAGGAGAAGTTTATGTCAAATCTTACACCATTTGAAATTCGCCTTGAACTACTAAAAATGGCGAAAGACATGCTATCCGATGACTACTACGGAAAGCGTGAAGCAATTAGCAATCAATACGCATCACAATGCGATGCTGCTAAATTGAATGGTCAACCTGTACCAGAACATCCAGGTTTTCCACCATTCCCATCTGAAACTGAAGTCATTTCAAAAGCAAATGCACTAAACGGTTTCGTTTCGCAAATCCCACAAGACACAAAGACTACAACTAAGAAGTCTACCACCTGATGTAGAAAAAACGGAGACACTTCGGTGTCTCCGCCATACACACATAGGAGAAGATATGCTAAAAGGAATACTTTTAAGCGCATCAATATCAACAGCATTACTAGTAAGCACTGTAGCATTGACGAATGAAATTAGATATGATATGCCATTTAAGGCATCTTATGCAAATCTCACTCCTGAAACTAAACAGGAAATTGAGTGTCTTGCCGAAAACATTTATTTTGAGTCCGCAATGGAACCAAGAGAGGGCAAGATGGCGGTTGCTTTTGTTACCCTCAATCGGGTTAAGAGCGGCAAGTTTGAAGACTCTATCTGTGGAGTAGTCAAACAAAAAATTAGAAATGTTTGCCAATTTTCATGGTGGTGTGAAGCAAAACCATACTTCATGTCAACAAATAAAGTCTTGACAAATAGTTACAATCCGTTGTATAATGATATTCGTGAAATCGCAATCCATGTTTATCTAAACCATGAACGCATGGAAGACCCATCTAAGGGTGCGATGTTTTATCATGCTGATTATGTTTTTCCTCAATGGAAGAATATGACTAAGACAGCAGTAATCGGTAGACATATTTTTTACAACAAGAAGGACTTAAAGGCAGGAGAATTAATATGATAGAAACTATTCAAAAAGAAATTAGCGGTCTTACTTTTTTAGTTTGTACCACATTAGTTGTTTTATCTGCAATCGCTTGTATGGGATATTACAATGTAAATGATCGCAAACTAATGGCACAAAATATTGATAGTGCTATTTCAAAAGGTATTGATCCAATTTCTGTTCGTTGTTCTTATGCATCAAGCACTGATACTATTTGTGTTGCATTTGCCGCATCACCAGCATCACATAATGTATCATCTCAAGTATCAGCTAAAAAATAATTGAAAGGACTTTGTTATGTCAGTATCTCAAATTGGTGTGAATGTTTTATCTAATCCAGCAGATCGTGATAAGCTATTGAATGTTGTTCGTGAATGTTCTGGTTCTATGACACGCATGGATGGAGAAAAAGATTTTATCCGCGAATCTGTTAAAGATGTATGTAAACAATTGCAGTTACCAAAGCGTTTGGTACAGCGTATGATTAAAGTTTATCATAAGCAAAATTATGATGAAGAAGTTGCAGTGCATGAACAATTTGAAACCTTATACCAAACTGTGGTGAAATAATGAAAATTACTTTTTTATGTGAACATGAAAATGCTGAAACTATCACCATGGAGAAATATTCTCCTGCTGATTCGGATGAATTGTATGAAATGTTTGAACGATTTGTTCATGCCTGTGGACTGGATGCTTCCAAACCAGAACAAGAAACAAACATGGAAATTAATATTGATGTAGGTACAGAAAAAAGTAAATCATGGCTTTGGACTGTTGAGCAATTAAAAGATGAAAGAAAAAACAGATGGGACTGGGAAAAGAGTGATATTGAACACCTAGAAGCACCTGTATCCGATTTTCGTTCAACTGAGTATTGTACGCTTTGTGGTTTAAAAACAGAAATCATGGAACGTGAAAAGTGCTATGATACCTACTGCCCAAAGAATTTATATGCCGACAAAAGATGAGATGAGTAAGTTTGCAAAGGCTATTGAAGAGATGGTAGCCAATTCAGACTACAATTACATTGAAGCGATTGTTGAATATTGTCGTGAGACTGGTCTTGAACTTGAGGTTGCTGCAACATTGGTGAACAACAACCTCAAGGCTAAGATTGAGAATGATGCAATGGATAATAATTTACTCAAAGAAAAGGGCGCAAGACTTCCGATATGACTGGTTATGAAGCATTTGAATCATATCAAGCCTTGAAGTTACATTTTACATCCGATTCTTATGATTACTTTAAGTACAATGGCAAAACGAATGTAAGTGTGACTGCATTTGAGAACCGCAAAGACAAGTATCACTTCTACAAATTATCTCGCAAGTTTACAAACAGAGAAGAATTAATTTCTTTCATTGTGGCTAATTTTGTAGAAGATGAGGCTTCTTGGGTTGGTTCTTTATTGCAAGAAGAGGCTGATATTGCTTATCGTAAAAGACAAAAGATAATTCAATCACTATCATATACTTTTGAGAATGATTGTAAATCTTTGTTTGCCGATTGTGAATCACCTAATGATGTGTTAAAAACAAATGGTGATTACCCAATACTATTAACTAAGACATTAAGAAAAGAGATTCAAATTGAAACTTTGTGTATGCTAAATGAATTGCTTGGATTCTTTCCAATGTGGGACAAGAAGATTACCGATACGATTCGTTGGCCAACATTCAGGAAGAAATGTGAAAAGTATGCCTCTTTTTTACCTAAAGATGTAGTAAAATATAAGTTGATTTTGAAAAAGGTAATTTGAATGGCAATTTGGAAAGTTGAATCAAAAAGATTTGGCGGATCTGCTAAATAAAGTTATATTATGTTTATGTGGATAATCCGTTTATACTCCGTTAATACTCCGTTTATACGAAAGGAAGCACTATGAGCAGTTTTGCAAATCTAAAGCGCAATAGCAATTCATTTGAGAAATTGACAAAGGCTATTGAAGCTACCTCACAGCCTGCTGAAGCAGGATCAAAAGAAGACACCCGTTTCTGGCAACCCACAGTAGATAAAGCAGGTAATGGCATGGCTATTATCCGTTTTCTTCCAGCACCAGCAGTTGATGGTGATGATGCATTACCTTGGGTTCGTACATTCTCTCATGGGTTTCAAGGACCAGGCGGTTGGTTTATTGATAATTGCTTAACGACCTTGAATGATAAGTGTCCAGTTTGTGAACATAACAGCACACTTTGGAATTCTGGTATTGAAGCAAACAAAGAAATCGTTCGTAAACAAAAACGTAAGTTATCTTATGTTGCTAATATTTACATCGTATCTGATCCTAGCAATCCTGAGAACGAAGGTTCTGTTCGCTTGTTTAAGTTTGGTAAGAAAATCTTTGACAAGATTACAGAAGCAATGAATCCTGAATTTGCAGATGAGACACCACTCAACCCATTTGATATGTGGGAAGGTGCCAACTTCAAGATGAAGATTCGTAATGTTGAAGGTTATCGTAATTATGATAAATCAGAATTTGCTGATAAATCAGCTTTATTGAATGGTGATGATGCACAACTTGAATCCATTTGTAAACAAGAACATTCACTTAAAGAAATTACGGACAAGAAGAACTTCAAATCATATGATGCATTGAAAGCACGTTTGGACAAGGTTCTTGGATTTGACGGTATCGCACCAATCAAAACAGCAGAAGAAACTGTTTTGAAAAAGGAAACAAAGATTCCTGAAATTGGTGGTGAAGATGAAGACTTAGATTACTTCAAGTCTTTAGCAGAGAAAGAGTAACTTGTAGTTATGCAGCGCGGGCCCGAGCCATCTCGGAGCCCGCGTTTTTATTTGGATTACTAACTAGTGTTTGATTACGTTGTGTGTTCTGAATGATTGTTGTTGAAGCATCAGCAATCATAGGTGTAGATGGTTTTCGTGCTTTTCTTTGATTAGATGCAACCGTGGTGCTTAATGTCTCAATATTTTGACCGCTACTTAATGTTGATCTAATTTGTTCAGCGGATGCGATTCTATGCTCTGCTTCTCTTCCCGTAGGATCAGAAAAAGCAACTGCTTTATTTACATCGGTCATATTTTCTAGTTGTTCTGGTTTCTTAATAATATATCTTTTATATACTAAGAAGAACCAAGGTATTGCCTTTGCAGCAACAGAAATATCATTTAGTAAATCGGGATTACTAACAACATCAATTCCAGTAAACTTCTTTATAGCTTCATATTGATTGCGACCTGTGTGTTGTAGAAATCCTCTTCCTCTGAATTTCCATCCATCACCAGGCTCTTTATTTCCATCTTGTTTTTTATATACTTCGTTGGCAAGTGCCTCTGGATTCTTGACGAACTGTTGTGCAAATTCTAATGTTGGTATTCTTCTTTTACCAAATTTTTTTTGAATCCATTCGGCTGATGTATAATTTAAGTTTTCACTTTGAGGTATAAAATTACTTTCTGCTTTAACTGTAGCAAGTACATTTGAGATTGCTTTTTCAGATGCAA